ACACCGTGGTCTACATTGACCCGCCCTACGTCAACACGACGGGCTACAAGCACGACCTGCCACGCGAGAGGGTAGTCGAACTGGCTCTGGCTTGGTACGCTGCGGGGGCAAAGGTTGCGATCTCAGAGCAAGAAGCGATACCGGAACTGATCGCTCAGGGCTGGACGGCTGTAGATATTACAGACAAAAGGCTTGGACAAAAGCGTACTTTCAGTAATCAACAGAAAGAATACCTCACTCTCTCGCCGGGGGCACAATGCTCACACCTTTAGAGATCCAGCAAATCTGCGACGACCACGACGGTTATTGGGAATCCAGACGCGACCACCTGAGAGAGTGCCGCGCCATGTACATGACGAGGTTCTGGAAGAAAGAAACTCCGTACATGGACAACATCCTCCGCACTGAAGTCCCGAAGGCTTACGCCGTCGTTGAGAGTTACCTCGGCTCTCTCTATGCCAAGAATCCGAGTGTCTTCGTCACGCCGGATATCCGTGGACGGGGCAACCCTGACGTGGCAGAGGCGACAGCGAACCTGTACCTGAAGACGGTCAGGGAGCAGATCGAGGACGCGACCCGGCTGGCTCTCATCTACCCTGCTGCCTTCCTGAAGATGGCTCCTGTGGAGTCTGTAGACCCTCTCAAGCGTGTCTCCTGCTCCAGCCTGCCACCGTGGGAGGTGATCGTTGACAGCACGGCTCCAGCGTGGTCACAGCAGCGGTGGGTGGGTCATGTCTACCTGATGCCCGTCGAGGAAGCGGTGGCACGGTACGGCAAGGGCAGGGAGCAGTTCCGCACACGGGCATACACCAAGTGGATCGAGGCAACGGGCAACTACACCGACGATGAAACCTACATGGGTCAGATGCAGACCGCTGACTCCCCGTATGCTGAGTGGATCAAGGTCGTTGAGATCTATGACCTCAGTAGCGATAAACTCCTGATCTGGTCGCCGGATTTCGCCAATGGGCAGGACTACCTGTTCACTGGAGTCAAGGTGCAGGTCGGTGCCCTTGATGAGGATGCCGATGCTGAGTCAGAGAAGTCTGACTTGGAGACTGAGATCGTCCACGAAACCACAGGTATCCCCTACAAGAGCGCCAGTGGACGCCCTGTCGTGCCCATCATCCCGTTCTACTTCTCGCGTGACCCCGACACCCCGCTCCGGGGCTACAGTCTGGTGAGCCGGAATCTGGATCAGTACCGGGAGTTGAACGTCCTCCGCACCTACCAAGCACAGGGCGTCCGCAGGATGGCGCGACAGTGGATGGTGAGAAGTGGCTTTCTCTCTGAGGATGCAGCCGCCAAGATCGCTCAAGGGCTTGACGGTGAGTTTATCGAGGTGGATCTCCAGCCCGGTGCTCCTCTGACTGATTCCATCGCTCCGGTGCCGAACACTCCGATCCCGGCTGATATCCAGAACTACGCAATCACCGTGGACAACGACATCAAGGAGAGTGGGCTTCTGGCTCCTTTCACTCGCGGTGGGGTCACCAAGAGCACTGCAACTGAGCAGAACCTCCTTGCTACCTACACTTCCAACGAGGTAGGTCGTATGGCACGGACACGGGACGCGGCTATCAGCGAAATCAGTTTCACCTACAACGTGATGCTGGCTGTGATCTTGGGCGATGAGGGCGAGCCTCTGTCTCTGCCCAACCCGATTGGTCCGATGATCTTGAGTGCTGATGATCTCACGGGAGACTTCCAGTACCACGCTGTTGATCCTGCAACGACGCCGATGAATGATCTCGCGAAGCGAGCAACGCTCCAGCAGTTGACTCCGCTGCTTGTGCAGTTGGGTGTTGATCCTGCTGCTCTGCTTGAGGAGATCGTCCGCACCTTCCAGTTGCCGGAAGAGTTTGTCGCCCCGCCTCCCCCGCCGCCCACTCCAGAGGCTCCTGCCTCACCGGGCATGGAGGCACCCCTTCCCCCCGGTGCAGAAGCACCTCCCGCCGCGCCCGGTGCGGCACCCGTTCCACCCACAGCCCTGCCGGGTCTGGTTTAGGAGATAGAAATGCCCATCACCATGAAAGGGGATTACCCCGAAGAGATCGGACAGATCGGCGCGGAGCGTGATGCTCTGATGAACGACGCGATGGATTCCATCATGCCGCCTCTGGACAAGCCCATCAACGCGAAGGTTCTCAACGCTCTTGCGAAGGCAATCAACGCCGTCAGCAAGGTGATGGGCATCGAGGTCGAGATCGAGCAGTACGACGAGGCGACCACGCTGGACGACGACGTTGCTCGGTTCCTGATGATGATGTCCACCGCAGCAGAGGACTACGGCAAGCCGTTCCCTGTCGCTCTGGATGCAATCCGTGGTGACTCTGAGATCACCGCCATCACCGCTCACCTGATGGATCTCGCCCGTGATCCCAAGTTCAAGGCGTTCCTTGAGGAGCCGATGGAGGGTGAGACTGAGGTTGAGATCAAGGTCAGCCGTGACCGTGACGACGACGAGGAGATGGAGGACGAAGACGAAGACTTCGACTTCGCCTCCCGTATGTAATGATTCCACTGAGGGCTGCATACGCCGCAAGAGGCGCACTGAGGGCATACCGCAACGCTTCGGCGCGAGCGAAGATCCTCCGTGCGCGTCAGGTGGATGCACCCTCAGACCCCAATGAGAATCCATTCCAAAGGACAGGAAGGACTGGTATTCTCACTGATGCCATTGAATACCGACAGCAGGTAGCCTTCTGGTACGCCAATGAAGAAAGCGACAGAACCGGACGACGAGTGGGGAATCCCCACGCCATTATCTCCATCAAGGGCAGGCAATACCTGCTCATGTGGACTTCAACTGGCTCTGCATCAAACAGCAGACGGCTCCCCGGCTGGAGAATGTTCATCCTCAACCGAATCAGAAATCCGCAGATCATCATCAAAGCCCGTATTCGCGGCAACCTACAGCAGTTTCCAATCGCACCCGGCTACCGTCGTTTCCGGCGTGGTCGGTTCATCGCTCGCGTCTAACTACAGGGAGTTTCCATGAGCGACAGTCCTACCCTTGCTCAGTCCGTTCTGGCTGAAGCACAGTCCATCCACAGCGGCGAAGCAGCCGCTACCCCATCCGAGCCAGCAGAAGCCGCTACAGAGGCATCTGAGAGCGTCGGAGAGGCTGCACAGCCTGAAGGGGATCACGGTGACGTTGAAATCGAGGCAGACGGCTCCACGGAGAGCCTGTCTTGGAACGATGCCATGCGCCGGGTGCCTGCCGATATCCGCAAGTTAATGCGGCAGATGCAAGGGGATTACACTCGCAAGACGCAACAACTTGCTGAACAGCGGAAGGAGTTTCTGCGTGAGCGGGAGGCTCTGATCAAGGGGAGCCGGGAGATCAAGCAGCCTGAGAGCATCCCGGAGTATGACCCCTTCAACGAGCAGTCCATCAACGCTCGGATCGAAGCAGAGGTCGCCCGTCGTCTTCAGGAAGTGCTTCAGCCGATGGAGCGGGAGTATCAGACGATGGCTGCTGAAGACTCCTACCGTGCCTTCCTTGCAGAGCATCCTGACTTCAAGACGGATCAAGGTCTGCGTGATGAGGTGCAGGGGATGCTGGAGGCAAACGCCAACCTCGATCTTGAGACAGCGTATTGGGCTGCTCAGGGTCGCCGCAGTCGGCAGAAGAAGCAGGAGGAGAACCAGTCACGCGCTGCTCGCCGCCGTGCCCAGAAGGAGGCTGCTCTCAAGGGCACGTCGCCTGCTCGCCGTCCCAGCGGGTTGCAACAGCCTTCCAAGAAGGATCTGAAGGGGATGAGTGCTGCGGATATCTATGCACTGGCTCAGTCCATGCACCGGAATAGTTGACAGCACTGAAAGTAAGTGTATATAAACGACTTATAGGGGCTGAACACCCGTAAGGCTTCAGCCTCACCCCGCGACGGCACTCCGGTACGGAACACGCCAAGAAATCACGTTCCACTTCATCCTCCGTACCGGAGACTTCCATGCCTACGCAGTCGATTCTTTCGACCACCCTGCAACTGCTGCGGGACAAGTTGGTCGATAACTCCTACATCGCGCACCCCCTGCTTCGTGCAGTCGAGGAGCACGGTAATCTCATCAAGGTCAGCGGTGGTGCTCGCGTCGAGCAGCCCGTCATCTTCGGGGATCACTCCAGCATCACCGAGTTGAGCAACGGCTTTGAGCCTGTCTCTCTCGCCGTGACCGACCCCTTCCACACCGCGCTGTACGAGTTTTCCAACTTCACGCAGCCCATCGTTCTCTCGCAGGTCGAGAAGGTCGCCAACAAGGGTGATCTCGCGGTGGTCAACATTCTGGAGTCGAAGGTCAAGAACGTCATGCTCTCCCTCAAGAAAGAGGTGAGCAAGCAGATCATTCAGGGATCGTCCGGCGTCCTGACCACCCTCCAGACCCTCAACGGCATGGGCACCGCGACCATCCCCGCGATCACGACTGGCTGGTTTGAGAGCGGAGCCTTCGGCACCCAGACCAACACTGTCGGCGGTCTGAGCAAGGCCACCTTCGCCGCGAACAACTGGCAGAATCAGATCTTCGATTCCACGGGCACCCTCGCTCTGGAGCATATCGACAACCTGATGATCCAGTGCCAGATCTACAACCCGTCTGGTCAGCGTCCCGACATTCTGCTCATGTCGCCCAACTGCTTCGCCGCCTTCATGGGTCTTCAGCAGTCTCAGGTGCAGTACATTTCGGCTTCTGACCGTGATGGTCTGGATCGCGATATGGTCGGTATGTGGCGTTCGGCGCGGATTTACGTCGATCCGAACCTCGGCTTCGCCAACGCTGCTGGCGATACCGTCAGTGCATACGCGCTGTCCTCCGACCAGTTCCAGTTGTACGTTGACACCGATGGCTACATGACCATCAGTGACATGGTTCCGGTTCCCGGCACCGCAACGTCCGCGAGCATGGTCTTCAACCGGATGCAGTTGAGCACTGGTCACCTCGCCTCTCACGGCGTCATCCTCAACGCGGAGGCTTGAGCAACATGGCAACTTCTACTCTCATCCAGTTTCTTGCTGAAGGTGAGGAGGCTGCAACCTCCCACCGTCGCCAGATCGAAACCTTCCTCGCCTCTGCCGCGATCACCGCTGGTGATTGGGTGCAGTTCGACACCGCTGCTACCGGGGCAGATCGCGTCCTGAAGGTCACCAACGACACCAACCTGTTCGCCACGGGCAA